AAAAACTTGCCGCCGTCACCTTCAATCATAGCAACGTCTTCCGGTCTAATCGCTTTTACCACCTCTCCTTTGATGACGCGACCGATCTCAAGAAATCTGATGCCGTCTTTTGGTGTGTCAATAAGCTGTGTCATGATGGTTTCCTCGTTTGGTTTTTAGCGTTGAGTTGAGGGCTTTACTGCTGCCCTCTGAGATCAAGTAACCGATAATAGTTTAATTTTCCAAATGTTTTCAGGAAAAAATCAGGAAAAAGATTTTTTGGGAGTCAAAAAGGACAAGCCCGGCGATTTTACCGGGCTTTTTTGTTGTGTGGTGCTGGTTTGCAGGAGGATCAGGTAAATTCACCTGATTATTGAACCAGGTTGGTTTGGCCGGTGAGGGTTTTTCGTTTGCCGTTGAGGCGGTTGTGGATGGTTCGGGTTGTGACGCCGAACCTTTTGGCGATCTGGGCTTCGGTTATGGTTCTTGGGTCGTAGGTTTGCAGGTATTCCTGCAGGAGGTCTTTCTTTTTTTTGAGGGGGATGTAGTGGTGGTCGCCCCCGAATTCTTTCTGGAATTCTTCGGCTATTTCTTTGCCGCATCGCTTCGCAAGCCATGCGAGTGGGTGCAGTGTGTCCATGAGAGTGTGATTTTTGTTGCTTATGGTTTTTATACGCAAAAAAAATCACACTTGCAAGTGTCAGGATTTTGCGGTGATCTCGCCGATGATGATGTCTCTGATGTCGTCGAGGTCGTCTGGGTGCACGCCCCAAACCGGCCGGGCCGGGGCTTTGGTTTTGGTTCGGTCTTCGGTGGACTGGTGGTATTTGAGTTGGCCTGCTGCTGTGAGGTGGAGTTTGCCGCCCTGGACGTCGTAGTCGAGGCTTTGGCGTAGCTGGCCGGTTTCGACCATGACTCCACTTAGTTTTTTGTATTTGGCCAGTTTACGGGCTTTTGTTGAGTCGGCGTTGTCGGCCCATTTCGGGCGCCCTCCCATCTGGTATGTTTCGACAGCACTGGCTACCAGGACGGTTCCGATTTGGCGGAGTGTTCGGGGGCTTTCTATAGTGTTTTTGAGTTCGTCGGGCCCGAGTTTGCGGAGCTTTGCTCGTGCTTCGTCGAGGCCGGTTATGCGGATCTTGATGTTCATACGGTATAGGTTTTGTCGTAGTTTTTGCGGGTTTCCTGCATTGCTTCGTCTGCAGTGCAGGTTGCGTATATCTCATGCCGTTTTCCGGCTGGGAGCATCTGGTAAAGGCGGCGCTGGAGGCTGAGGGGCATGTCGTCCCAGAATCCCCATTCGGCGGCCTGGACAAGCTCGTCGTTTGTGATTTTGACCGGCTTTGTGCGGTAGCGAAGGGTTTCTGCGGCGTATCGCTGTGGGAGCGTGTCGGTATGGACGCGGCTGTAGGTCTGCCAGGCTTCGTCGTGCGTGGGGAGGGGCTGGTAGCGGTTGCCGCTGCAGTATGTGGTGCGCAGGGTTTCACGTTGCCAGACCGCAAGCAGGGCACGGCTGATGCGTGCCTGGTGCAGGGTGTCGTGGATTTTTGCGTACGCGGGTGTTTTGGGGTAGGTTTTGCCTTTTATCCGCTCGACCTCTTGCAGAGTCTGGATGATTTCTTCGAGCGTGGCGGGCGTGAGGTGCTGGCGGATGGCGTCGGCGGCTTCGTTTTCGCTGCGGCAGCCGAGTGCGGTTACGGCTTCCCAGCGGATGCTTTCTTCCTGCAGTTTGAGCTGCAGGACGGTCATTGCGGTCTGGTTTCTGGCTCGTTCGGCGAGCAGGTGTTCTATGGGTTGCGTCGTCATTTGGTTAATGCTCTTGTGTTGTGGTTGCTGCTTTTTCGAGGCTCTTTTTGATTTGCTCGATGGCTTCAGTGATGAGCTGGGAGCGGACGGTGTCGAGCGTTTTGAGTTTTGCCTGCAGGTAGTCTTCGAAGCTTTTTGTTTTTTCGGCGATGAATTCCGCGTTACGGAGGTTGCTGCGCATTTCGGGAGTGACGGTGTCGGGGCCTGTTATGCCTCGGCGTTTTGCCGCGTATTTGCTTACCGGCTTGGTTCGGCATCGGCAGTTGATGCCGAGCGGCGGGTAGTATTCGGTGTCGCCGGTTTTGAAGATTTTGCCGTTGAGTGCGGCGTGTTCGTCGCGGACTCGTTCGTCGCCTGCGGTTACGTATTCCCAGTAGGGAAAGGTATCGGCGACTTCGAGCAGCTTGGCGTTGCTTCCTGCGTTATAGGCGAGGCTGGTTTCGGTGCGGAAGATGGTTTCGGCGTGCCAGTTGCCGAGTTTGTCGTAACCTTTGGTTTGGAAGAGGTCGTCGAGGCCTTTTTTCCAGGTGCGGAGGTCGTCGCCCTGGGCGAGGGCGGTTGTGAGGCTTTGCTGTACGGCTCCGGAGAGTTCCGCGTCGGTGATGATGGCGGAAATGAAGCTTTTGAGCTTGTGGTATGCGGCGCCGTCTTTGTTGCCCCAGCCGAGGGTCACGGTTTTTGAGGCTTCGAAGGTTGCTGGTTCGTCGGCCTGTTCTGCCGTTTGGCGCTGCATGTCGGCATAGCCTTCGGCCCATGCGGCGTTTAAGGCTGTTTCGAGGGCTGCGGCCCAGGCGGCAATGAAGTCTTTGTCGGGTTCTGCGGCGAGGAGGTCGGCCTCACTCGCCGTCAGGGCTTTTTTTTTAGCGCGGTGCAGGCGTCGAGCATGTCGGCAAAGGATTTGCTGCCGCTGCTTTCGAAGGTGATTGCCGGAATTGCCGGCGCTGTGGTGCCGGGAGTGTCTTCCCAGTCGCCTTCTTCGTAGCCTCTGCGGGCCATAAGCTGGCTGCTGGGGCGTTTGCCGGTGGCCTCGCTGTAGGTTTTGTCGATCTCAGCCTGCTGCATTTTGTCGATCGGCTTGAGCAGCTCGAATTCGATCTGTTCGTCGTCGCTGCCGGGCAGGGCATTAAGTTCCGAGGTGTGGCGGAAGATGGTGTTGATGAGCCCTTCAGCAAGCTCTTTGCCGGCGTCGAGGGCGCTTTCTTCGATGCTGAGGCCGCTTTCGCTGCTGGCGCGGGCGCCGGTGACGCTGTTGTTGACGCTGAGGTCGCTGCCGAGGATGAGGACGTTTATCGTTTGCCGGCAGGACTGCTTGAGCAGCTCGTATGCTTCGCTGCTGCTGGTGCGGCCTTTGTTTTCGACCTTCTCGACCCTTGTTCCCTCTTCGATGACTCCTACGGCTGCGTTGCGGAGGCGGAGGAGGGCGGCTTCGACTTTATCCTTATAGGGTTTGTCGCTGCCGGTTGGTACCCAGCCTACCCAGCGGTCGCGGCCGTCGTCTTCGATGAAGCTAAGCCATTGCTCGAAGTCGAAGGTGAGCGCCTTGGCATACCAGTACAGTTCGTCGAGGATTCCTTCGCCGTAGGGGTTTTCGTCGGTGGCTTCGTGGGTGACGATGATGAACTTTCTCGGCCATTTTTCGTCGAGCAGGATCCCGTCGGGGGTGTCGGTTTTGATGAGGCGCCATTGGCCATTGCTGTCGGCTTTGAACCATTTGCGGGGGCGCTGTTTGATGCTGATGGGGACGGTTTTGCCGTCCACAATACCCCAGTTGATTTCGAAGGGGGTAAACCCGTATTCTCGGGCGGTGATTGCGCCGGCCACGAGGCTTTTGAGGTCCCAGGTTTTGACAAGCTGCTGGAGGAATTCAGCTCGGTCTCCCCTGCTGGTGGAGTGTGTGACGTCCCAGTCGAGGCGTTTGATTCCGTCGCGGTACCGGCGGAGCGGGCCGGCTACGTCGGGCTGTTTTTTGGTGATGTCGAAGACGTCGATGGTTTTGCCGATCTGCTTGAGCACTTTGGACGGGTGCGGAAGCAGGCCGATAGTAGTGACGGATTCCACGAAAGTCCGGATGGCGACGTCCTGCTCTATGGATGCTTTGGTGATGTCGGGCATGGTTGCGCTGGTTGCGGGTTACATTGGGTCTCTCATGGCGCGGCGGTCAAAGTGCTCGCGCTGGGCGCCGATGCCGGTTATGGCGTCGGTTTCGGGCACGTGGATGCTGCCGAGGATTTCGGGTGCGACGGTTCCGGCCGCGTTGTTGCAGAGGGCTGCTGCCCAGAAGAAGTCGGCATGCGATTCCGGTGCGGCCTCGTTTTCTGCCGGGTCAAACCGGACGTTTCCGGCCGGGGTTACTACCTGGACAAGGCTGTGGAAGTCTTCGCGGATAATGGCTTCGTGCTGCCCGTCGCCGGGGATCAGAAAGTTCCGGTCTTCCATTTCGGTTTTGAGCGCTTCGGCCATTGCGCTTTTTCCGGCGTTGGTGAAGCGTACGGCCTCGACCCGGTATTTGCCGAAATCGCTTTGTGCGTCTTCGGCGATCTGTGCGCCCATGCCTCCGTCGTCGATGCAGGCGCGGTGACAGAGTCGGTGCTTCAGGTAAGTTCTGAGGTTGTCGTACTGGATGCGGAAGGCGGTTTTTTCCATGACGTGCACGATGCGCGTGATGCGTCGGCGGTCGAGCAGCTCGGCGATCCAGATGACGGTGAGGTTCCTTCGGCGGCCGATGTCCATGCCGAGGACAAAGGGGTGTGCAAGCTCTTCGAGCTGGCGCAGTATGCCGGGTTCGGCGCATCGCTCGATGAGGGTGTAGGGTACAAAGGCGGTGCTTTCGTCGATTGGGTCGCAGCAGTATTCCTGCGCCCATACGGTGGCGCCGACTTTCTTTTTCTTGCTTTCAAGCCACGCAGCCTGTTCGGCCTGCGTGGTCTTTCGTCCGTAGATCTTGTCGACAAGGCCGTCTGAAACGGCGTCGTAGATGGTCGTTTTGTGGACGACGGCGCCGATATCGTCGGCTTTCTGGATGAGCTTGTAGAAGGTGCATCCTTTGCCGTTGTGGGTGGAGATGATGCGCAGCGGGAACCCCCAGGTTGTGACTGGCTCGGCAGCGGCCCACATGCCGGGCTGGTCTGCGTGCCAGGCGAACTCGTCGAGCACGACTTTGCCGCCTTTACTGCGGAACTGGCTTGGCGAGCTGGTAAGGGCCGTGATGCGTTTGCCGTTTGCGAACTCGATCCGCCGGACGGCAATGGGTTTTCCGGTGTCGTCGAAGGCTGTTTCGTTGAATGCTTCGGCGGCCGCGTTGAACATTTTTGCCCATTTCTGGCAGTAGACGATGTATTCACGGGCGGCGGTTTCGTCGGCCGAGCTGAACCATACGTCCCACCGGCCGGCAACGGCGTCGCGTACGTCTTCGTAGCTCTGGACGTACGTCATACCGCCTCGTCGTGTTTTTTCCCAGATTTTAAAGGGGCTGTCGTCGAGCAGCCAGGCGATCTGGTAGGGCAAAAAGTATTTGTTCAGACTCGGGTTGCTCATCGTTTGAGACCAAGGATTTCTTCTTCAATGCGCCGGATGGTGTCTTCTGTCAGTCCCTGCTTTTTGGGCGCGGTTTCTTCGGTCGGTTTATCTGCCGTTTCCTCGTACGTCTGCAGCTTGAGGAGCAGCGGGGCCATTTTTGCAATAAAGTAAAGCTGGCTCTGGCTCGGTTCTTCTCCATCTTCGGCGCTCTGGATTGCTTTGTCGGTGAGCTTCTGGATGAGCACGTAAAGCTTTTCGTGCGTTTTGCCGGTAGCCTCGGTGAACCGGGCGCGTCGGCCTACCCAGTCGCCTTCGGCGGCCCATGTGCGGATGGATCGCGGGTCGCGGCCCATCTTGACCGCGATGTCGTCCATGTTCATGCGCTCCTGCACGTAGAGTCGCTCGGCCTCTACGTAGAGTTCCGCTTTTGTTTTTGTGTCTTTAGCCATTCAGCTCAAGATTGATTTCCGCGATTGCCTGGTCGATCTGGCGCAGCGCGTCGGCGTTATCGTGCAGGCGCTGTGCGGCGTAAAGGATGCTCTGGGTGTCGAGCTCTGTTGCATGGCGGAGCGCGTCGGCTTTCATGAGGATGGTCGCAAGTGCCTCATCTGCTGCTGCGGCAATGGGTTTACGCTTGGCTTCAAGTTCGGCTTTCTGCCCACGGCGTTTCTGCCGGAGATCTGCGAGAATGCTCATGCTGGTTTCTGTTGTTCGTGGTGGAAGTGGTACCGGCAACGATCTTCAAGGATCCTGCTCAGCTTTGTGAATATGTCGCGTAGCGCCTGGTCGGACTGTTTCTGCATTTCGAGGACTCCCCGGTTGATGCTGATCTGTTCGCGGTTGTCCGCAAGGGCTTTTTCGAGCAGGTCTACGTCTTTGTCGCGGCTTGCAGTGACCTGTGTGATCAGCTCCTTGTAGACCATAGTTGTGTGCGCTTCCCTGGTCTCCCATTTTGCCGTTTCACTTGCCATATAGCTGCGCATCAGCAGGAAGAGGATTGTGGAGACGATGATGAGGGAGAAGAGCACCATGACGGCGATGCCGAGCGTTTGAGCAAGCTCAAGGGAGTTTTTCGGGAGTAAGTCCATACTGGCTGGATTTTGTTTTCGATACAGTTTCAAGGTAGACAGCAGAGCGAAATAATTCCCGGAGAGCCTTTTCTGTAAAGGGTTTCCGGGAAACGGGACGTTCGTGATTTTGTTCTTGCGGGGGGTAGATTGCTTGTAATGTGGCCGCTGTGACACGCGGTTTTTGTTGCCCGCCAGCCCTGTGGGGGAGCTTCTGCGGGGCTGGATTTATTGCGAATTAAATGTGCGTGAAATGCCAAAACATGAAAGGCCGTATAGGCGGCACAAAATTTTTGCTTCCGGGGTGCACCGGAAGGATAACCCGGAAGAGGCGGTGTGGCCTGCGGAGCGGGTGCAGGCTCTTTTCGAGCGATCGAAAGAGCTGTCGCCGGCGCTGATACCCTACACCTACCGCCACCCGGAAAACGGGCTCCCCGTGCTGGGGTGGGCGGAAAAGGAATCGCTTGAAATCGCCGAGGAGGGCGGACGAACCTACCTCTCGGCAGTCCCGAAAGAGCTTGCCGTGGAGTTTATGCAGGGGCTGAAGGATGTCGGGTACGATCAGGTGTCGATCGGCATCGGCCAGAAGGGCGAAATTGTGCATATCGGCGTGACGGATAAGGCCCGTACGGCTGTGTCCGGGCTGGGCCCGGTTTTCGAACGGTCGGAAACGGTGCCGGCGGTGTATGCCGAGGAGGTGACGTTTGAGGCTGCGGAGCTTGGTGGCGGACTGGACAGCTCGTTTGAGGTAAGCTGGAAGTGGCAGCTGCAGAGTTGGATGAGTGATGTGGCGTCGCTTTTTCAGCGGATGCGAGATCAGAAGATCGAGGCTGAGGGTCTTGAGGAAGCGAACAAGTTCCTGCCGGCGTATGTGATGGATTTTCTTAAAAGGGAGTTGCCGTCCGATGATTTGGAGCCGGCAGTTCACGAATCACCAACCTTTGAATCAGATGACATGACGGAAGAGCAGAAGAGGGAGTTTGAGCGCCTGCAGGCGTTCGAGGCGGAGCAGCTGGCCAAGGCTGCCGAGGCGCTGGTACAGGCACGAAAGACTGCCATAATGCAGTTCTGTGCCGACCATCCGGAGCAGGTGACGGACAAGATTCGCCCACAGGTTGTTGCGCTGTTGACGGCGCTGCAGCAGGTTGAGGCTCCGGCCGTTTTTGAGGCCGACGGTGCTCAGGTAAGCAGGAGCGCGTTTGAGCTGGGCTGTGAGCTGCTGGCGGCGCTGCCGAAGGCGGTGAGCTTTGAGCGGGATGTTGCCGGC